TGATGGGCCGGCAGGGGGACCCAGACCGGATGCTGGACCATCGGCAGAACTTCCAGGTCCGGCCGTTCGAGCCACCGAAGACCGATGAGGAGGAGGAGGCGATCGAGCCGGCAGACCTGGAGACGCTGCGGACGGACACTCACCGCTGGGGGACGGTGCCGGCCGTGGCGGGCGTCCACGAGGGCAAGGGGGTGTTGGTCGCGACGGGCGACGTCCACGGGGGCTTCGTGTGGTACATGGTCGAGGCCTGGAACCTGGAGACGGGCTCGAGCTGGCTCGTCGAGCTGGGGCGGTTCGGCAAGCGGGCCCGGACGGACCCGGCCGAGGGCAAGCGGAAACAGCAGCGCGTCTGGAAGTCGCGCGTCGCCGAGGCCCTGGACGGCCTGTGGGCCAAGGAGGCCGAGGGCTGGCCGATCATCGGTGAAGGCGGCGAGATCATGGGCCAGGCCCGCATACCTCGCAAGGCCGGCGGCGGGATCGACTGCGGGTTCCTCGCCGAGACGGTGCAGACCTGGTGCCATGCCCGGAACGGGGGCCGATGGACGGGGACCTGGCTACCGATCCGTGGGAGCAAGTCTCGGGCCGACGGTAAGATCCCGATCTGGCCGGGCATCGCAAACCCGTCGATCGACCCCAAGACGCATCGCCGCTGCTGGGAGTGCAACACGAACCGGGCGAAGCTGTACGTCCGGGAGATCCTGGCCATCCCGCCCGGTCAGCCGGGGTCGATGACGTTGCCGGCCGACATGCCGGACTGGTGCCGGACCGAGTTGGGCAAGCAGTTCGCGGCCGAGCACTGGAACAGCAAACGGGGAACGTGGAAGCAGGTCAGCCACGCCAACCACCTGCTCGACTGCAAGGCGGAGCAGGTCATCATGGCGCGTGCGTGCGGTGTCAAGTTCGATGCGCTGGCCGGCGGACCGAAGGCCGAACCAAAACCAAAGCGACGGGTTGACAAGAAAGTCCGGTCCAAGCGCCCAGCCTTCCGGCGCCGGCCGATCAGGAGACGCTACTGTGAACGGTGAGACATGGAAGTCGTGCCCGAAGTGCAAGAGCGCGCGGGTATACGTCGACACCTCGCGGCGGACCGAGAAGATTCCGCCGGACCACACCTACCGGCGAGTTCGGTACTGCGTCTGTCGGGACTGCGGCAAGCGGTTCGTCGTCCGCTTCGAGGTCCAGGAAAAACCCGTCTGATCGTCCTACCATAGTACGATTTTCGCCACATTGTACTATTGTAGTACGCCCCCCGTTTGGACCTGCCGTGAACGCATGCCATACCTAGCGTATGGCGTGGTCCTACTCCGACTACGAATCGCAGACCTCGAACACCGCACGTCTGACCAGACTGCGCAGTCACATTGACGAGGTAAATGCCAAGGTGAGCCTGGCGATGGCTGCGGGCAGCAACTCACAAGACGCGTCGTCCCTCGTGCGATACCTGAACGACGTCCTCCATCCAAGGCGCCAAGAGCTTGAGGCGAAGCTTGCGGAGATCGAATCAACCGATCCGCGCGTTACGTCCGCGTTCACCATCGGCAGACCGGCGAGGAGCCCCAGTTGAACAAGCATTCGTCCATCGTGCTGTTGCCACCGACCGAGCGGGAGTTCGTGCGGCGGGGCCTTCGCAGGCCGGGCAAGAACGGCACGCCCCAGAAGCCACGCCTCCGATACGGCCCGCACGGCGCCCGGATGTCCGTCTCGAGCGGCTACGGGTACGGCTCGGTCCAGGCGCTAGACGACACGGCGATGACGGCCGCCGCGGGGGGGACGGCCGACTATCACGCGCGGGACTACACGGACCGGATGCGGGCCGAAAGCCGGCGTTTCTGGCGGGAGAACGGCATCTACCAGGCGTCGATCAAGCGGATCGTCGATTGCATCCTCGGCGACGGCTCGACGCTCCAGGTCAAGGTCGGCAACAAGCGCGTCCGTCAATGGCTCGAGGACTACTGGCGGATGTGGTGGGTGGACGGCATGCCGGAGGCGAGCTGCAAGGACGACGGTGCGAGCGTCGAACGCATGGTCGTCACCCAGATGTTCGTCGACGGCGACGTGGGCATCAAGAAGATCCGGCAAGGCCGGCGACGGGGCAAATTCCAGGTGATCGGCGGCGAGCGGATCGCCTATGGCGCGCTGACCACGACCCGATTGAAAAACGGCAACGTGATCGAGCAGGGCATCGAGAAGGATCGCCTGGGATTGCCGGTCCGCTACTACGTGTGCAGTCACGACGACTGGGGCCGGCTGCGCGCTTCGGACGCGAAAGCGATCAGCGCGCGGGACATGCTGTTCCTGGCAAACCGGGAGCTAATGGACCAGACGCGGGGAACGCCCGTCCAGCAAGTCAACTTCCCAATGTTCCACCGGATCGACGACGTGTGCGACAGCGAGGCGGCGGCCTGGCAACTGCTCTCGCGGTTCGCCGTCATGGTCAACCGGAAGGACGCGGCCGCGCTCGCCGAGGAGACCTCGGAAGAATACGACTCGCCCGACGATCAGGACATGGCCAAGCGCTACCACGACATCGGCGAGGCCGTCATGTTCCACGCGGAGCCGGGCGAGGAGCTGCGGGGGGTCGACCGCAACATCCCTGGGACCAACTTCGTCGAGTCGATCAAAATGTTCATGCGGCTGCTCGGCCTGCCGTTCGGTCTGTCGCTCGAGTTCATGCTGTTGATCTGGAGCGATACGAACTACAGCAGCGGCCGGGCCAGCAAGCTCCAGGTGATGCGGGCGTGCGGTCCGTGGATGCGCAAGTTCAAGCGCGAGTTCCTGTCTCAGATCTGGCGTTGGAAAGTTCGCGAGGCGATACGCGAATATCCGGGACATGTGCCACCCGGTAGGACGGACATCTTCAACCACGAGTTCCACTTCCCACCCTACCCGATGCTCGACGAGCAGAAGGACGAACAGGCGATCACCGCGCGGTACGAGAATGGCCGGACCACGCCATCGCGGGAAGCGAAGCTCCAGGGCGACGACTTCCACGGAGATCTACTGCCACAACAAGAGGCGGACATCATGGCGATCTGCGAGATGCTTGAGCGCGTCAGGAAGGCATACCCGTGGGTGCAACTACACGTTGGCGACGTGTCGGGCTTCGGACACCAGCAGCGGGTGAGCCGCAAGATCGGAGGCGAGGGCGATGCCATACCCGAATGAGCATAGCTGCCGGATGAACCCGCCGGGCAACTACGAGCGGTTCGCGCGCGACAACGACGCGGACCCGAACCGGATCTTCGGCATCAAGGCCGACAACAAGAGCGAGGTCCAGGCCTACCGATACCCGACGGACACGTGGACCGAGGCACGGGCGCGGGCGCATTGCGAGAAGAAGGGCGGGACTTTCGAGGCGGCTGGCAAGGGCGCGAAGGCCGAGGCGCTCGAGTTCACGATGTACGGCTTCGTCGGCGAGGGGAGCATCGACGCCAGGGAGATCTCGGTTGCGCTGGGCAAGGCGACGGGTGCCGAGCAGATCGTGATCAACCTGAACAGCCCAGGGGGCAACGTGACCGACGCGCTCGCCATCTACACGGCGCTCACGCGCCACCCGGCGCGGGTGCTGGTGAACATCGACGGGCTCGCCGGGTCTTCGGCGTCGGTCATTGCGATGGCGGGCGACGAGATCCGGATCGCGGCGAACGCGATGGTGATGATCCACGACCCGACGCACGAGCTGCATGGCACGAGCACGGAACTCCGCAAGACGGCGGACGTGCTCGACAAGCTTCGGGACGCGATCGTCCGGACCTACGCAAACCGCGTCAAGCTCGGCGAGGACGAGATCAGGGCCATGATGGAGGAGGAGACCTGGTTAGACGCCGAGGAAGCGGTGCGGCACGGGTTCGCGGACGAGATCGTTCCGGCGAAACGAATGGCGGCGACGGTGGACCCCGCGCGCGTCGCCGAGATGGTAGCGGGTTTCAAGAACGTACCGAGCCAATGGTTGGCGACAGTCCTGGCAAAGCAACAGGCCAGCGACGCAGAAACAGGAGACAGTGAGATGGCAGGAGACGACAAGGCGATCGACTTGGCTGACGTGAAGGCCGAGGGCGCGGCCACCGAAAGGGCGCGCTTCGATGCGCTGGCCGAGGCGTTCGAGGACAAGGCGTTCGTCGCCGAGATGTACGCCGATGGTGCGGACGTCGAGAAGGCGCAGGCGATCTTCAAGGATCGCGAGCACGAACGGATGGCAGGCGAGGTCGAGGCCAAGGCCAAACAGATCCAGGATCTTGAGAAACAGGTGAAGGACCTCACGACCCAGATCGGGGAACTCAAGAAGGTCCAGGACGAGGGCGACGGCGACGCGTTGCCGGCCCGCGACGACAAGGCATCGAACGAACCGCAGGGCCGGGCCGAGATCATCGCGCAGGCGCGAGCTCAGTTCCTCGAAAACCGCGAGGTCGAGGCGATCTGTTCCGAGCAGGCGTGGGTGGACACTGCGCTGTACGACGCGGGCGGCACGCCGCTGAGCGACGACGAGGTCAAGGAACTGAACATCCGCAGGTCGGCCTGACCGGCCGCGCGGGCTACAGAAGGAGATTGAGTCATGGCATTGAGTGCGAACAGCAACGTGCCTCGGGCGGTCGACCAGGAGCTGCGGGAGTTTCCCGTCGGCGCCGCGGTGCACATCTACCGAGACGGCATGGTCGGCATGGACCCCGCAGGCTATCTGAAGGCTTTTGAGCCGGGCGATCGCCTGATCGGCGTGGCTTACGAGGAGTCGGACAACAGCAGCGGCAGCGCGGCTGCGACCCAATGTCGGGTCAGGACCCAGGGCGACTTCGAGGTGACCGTCACGGGCGCGGCGCAGACGAGCATCGGCCAGGCGGTCTACGCGATCAGCGACGATCCGATCACCGCATCCCAACTGCTGACCAAGGGCCACCCTGACGGGTTCTTCGGTCGGGTGATCGACTACGTGTCCGCCAACAAGGCGTTGGTCCGGATGAAGGCGTTCGGCGAGAAGCCGCATCCATACGACGACGGGTGTATCGAGATCGTCAGCCACTTCAGGCGGCCGCACGCCGTAGTCAACAATACCACGGCCTACGTGAGCTGTTACGGCGGGGGGGTTTTCCAGTTGTCTACGTTGGGTACGGGTGTTGGTTTCACGGCAGGCGAAAACGGTGGATGCGACCTCGACCAGGATGCCGTTGATGAGGCGGCGCAGGCTGGGGTGTATACGACCGACGCGTTCGGCGTGGACAAAGGCATCACCTTCCAGTGCAAGCTGGACATCGACGACCCGGGCGGGGCCAACACCGACCACGACTGGGGACTCGTGACGCTGCTGACGGCCAACAGCAAGCTGAACTTCAGCCACGCCGACGTGACGGACAAGGCTTGTTTCCATGTGGACGGCAACAGCGCGAACATCTTGGCGTGGACGGAGAAAACCGGCGTCGAGGATACGCCCGTTGACACTACGGTCGATTATGCCGGCGGTACGGTCCAGGACTTCAAGATCATCGTCCGTCCGGCCGGGACCGTCGAGTTCTGGATTGACAACGTGCGATACCTGGCAACGACCACGTTCAACGGCGTAGCAACGACTGCGTATCTCTGTGGTGTGGTGAACAACGAGAAGTCGGCCACCGCCGACGCCGTGTCGTCCAAGCTGACTTACCTGCGCGTGGCTAGCGGTGAGTCGTGAGAGTGACCGAACGCCGGCAGCGACCGGCATCATGAAGGAGAAACGAAAATGGCAGTCATTGATACCGGGCTACTGACCAAGGGCGTCCGGTCCGAGTTCTTCAGCAGGTTGCAGACGGCGCCGAGTTTTTGGGAACGGCTCGTCACGCGCATCCAGTCGACCACGGCTACCGAGCAGTACCGATGGTTGGGCCAAGTACCGCAGATGCGCGAATGGGGAACGGGCCGGATGGCCAAAGGCCTGCACTCTGAAAGCTACGACGTCACCAACAAGAAGTTCGAGGCGACGATCGAGGTCGACCGGGACGAGCTGGCCGATGACCAGACGGGTCAGATCAGGGTGCGCGTACAGGAGTTGGCCGACGCGGTGGTCAGTCACAAGGACTACCTCGTCTCGCAGTTGCTCATCAACGGGGCCACGTCGGGCTACAACAGCTACGACGGCGTGACGTTCTGGAACGCCGCGCACGTGTTCGGCGACAGCGGGAACCAGGACAACGACCTGACGACCGCAATCGTGGCCAAGGATGCGCCGACGACGGCGGAGTTCAAGGCGGCGTTCGCCTATATGTCCTCCGAGATGATGAAGTTTCTCGACGACCAGGCGCGCCCACTGAACACACAAGCGAGCGGTCTGGTGTGCGTGGTCCCGGCGAAGATGTATTGGACGGCGCTTGAGGCGATGCGTGCGGGCGTGATCTCCAGCACCGACAACGTGATGAAGGGCGCGGCCGACGTGATCCCGTGCCCATACCTGGATGCGACCGCGACCGACACCTGGTACCTGCTGAAGGTCGACAAGGCGCTCAGGCCGTTGATCTTCCAGGACCGCGAGGCCTTGGAGTTCGGGGAACTGACGGGCAGCAGCGACGAAGGCTTCATGCGCGAGAAGTACTACTACGGCGTTCGGGCACGCTACGAGATCACTTACGGGCAGTGGGCCTACGCCGTGCGGATGGTATTCACGACCGCGTGATGGGTGGTTTGAGAACAGGGGTTTGACATGGCTCGACAGCGGAAGCGGGCGGCCAAGCGCGCCGCGCCGGAGGCCAAGACCGAAGGTCAGGCGACCGTAAAGGCATACCACGGTCTGGCGCAGCCAAGCAAGCACGGTAGTTCGATGGATCGGTTGCGGCGCGCGCTGAACCTGAGTCCGAGGTGTCCGGCCGACCAGGTGCTGAGCGACGCGGCAACCATGCTGGAGCGTCGCGGCACCGAATAGGTCCACGGCGATGGGTAGCGCGTTCGAGACCGACTTCGCGGCGGACGTGACGCCGAACCTCTTCGAGCGGTTCGGCCGGCTCGTCACCCTCCAAGCCGACGACGAGACCGATCTGGTCGTGACCGGCCTCTTGGACGCATCGGCCGGCGACGAGGTCGTCGACGAGAGCGGGACGTACAACGTGCGCCGCTGGTCGTTGGAGGTCAAGCCGGCCGACGTAACCGAACCCCGCATATGGCAACGGGTTGTAATCGGGTCCGAGACGTGGGCCATCGTCAAGGTGTCCAGCGAGGATGCGGTGAGCGTCGTGTTCGCGCTGGCGACCGAGGCGGCCACGGAACTCGGGCAGCCGGACTATCGAGACTGAGCCGATGACCGACGCCGCCGGATGTATCAGTCTGGGGATGGACGACCTGAAGTCGAGCTTGTCCAACAGCTCGACGTTCAAGACATGGGTCGGCGCGTCCACGGCGGCGCAGGCCCTCAAGGCGATTCACCAGAGCGCGGTCAGACCCCCCGACGACGGCCGCGAGTACACGACGGCCGCGCTCCGGAATCTCGAGCCGTTCGTCCTCGTATGGGACGAGGGCGGATCGAAGGACAAGGGGAAGGCCGGCGGCGGCCATGAATTCCTGCCGTCCGGTCGGTTCGGCCTGCGCTTCTATTGGCGGCTGCCTACCGAGATCCGCAAGCATCCGGCCGAGGTCGACCTGAGGTTCAACAACGCGGTCGGTGGGGTGATCGACGATTTGTGCAGCGCGGGTCTGGGCGCGACCGCGGACCGGCTGGATGTCGACCGCGTCGAGTGGGGACCGATCCGCCGATACCGACGGTCGAAGGTGATCGGCCAGGACGACGTCGTCTACAAAGACGTGACCGTCGAATGGTCTGGGTGATAGATGGCGACGAGCATCGTCGAACAGATCGGCGCGGCGGCCAAGACGCGGATCGAGACGATCACGACCGGGAACGGGTACGAGTTCAGCGTCGACGGCGCTACCCGGCCGACCCGGCAGGGTGGATACACGCCGGCCCAGCTCCATGTCGTCATCACGGCCGACATGAACGAGGTTGAGGAGAGGACCGAGGAAGCGCCGTGCGGGTACGAGCAGTGGCGCGTGCCGTTCCACTTCGATGTCCTGAACAACGGCCAGGTGACGAAGCCGGACGCGGTGGACACGCTGGTCAATAAGTGGGGGGCAGACGTCGCCAAGGCATTGAGCACCGACCTGACGTTCGGTGGTCTGGCGCTTGGTACCGGGACGCCGACGCCGGGCATGGCGCTGGAGGGCGAGACCGGCAAGTTCGCGGGCGCCCGCGTGACGCTGCCCGTTGAATTCAGACACCTGCGGGGCAACCCGTACAGTCAATAGGAGGCCGATTCGATGAGCCTACTCGAAAAGAAACAAGTTCTCGCGGCGCAACACGAAGGCGTCTGTGGGACCGCCGAACCGCTGACGGCGACCGAGGCGGACTTCATCGTCACGAATCCCGTGCTCGTGCCAAACATCGCCAAGCTGCCGCGCGAGAGCACGGATTCCTTCGTGAAGCGCGCGGCCGTGACGGGTCCGCATCGCGGACGATGTACCTTCCGTTGCGAGGCGACGGGTGACGGGGCAGCAGGCGTGCCGGACTGGGCAACGGTGTTCCTGCCGGCCTGCGGATTCGACAAGGGCGACGCCAACAACGTATTCACGGAGACGACTGCCGCGCCGGCGGGGACGGGCAACGGCAACGACGCGACGGCGGTGCGGACCGTCACCATCGGCCTGTTCAAGGACGGCATCTACGAACAGATCCACGGGGCGATGGGGTCGGTCAACTTCGTGTTCGTCAACGGCGAGATCCACTACGCCGACTTCGACTTCGAGGGCATCTACACCAGCAACGCCGATGCGGCGCTGATCGTCCCGACGTATTCGGTGGTCGCACCGCTCAAGTTCGGGACTAGCACGACCTGCAAGGTCGCCACCGTCTCGACGCCGTGCGCGACGCTCAACATCAACGTCGCGAACACGATCCGGATAATCGAGGACGGCACGCTGACCGCCGGACTCAAGCACGCCGTGATCGTCGACCGCGACATCAACGGCCGGATGGACCCGGAGTCGGCGACGACCACGACCAAGGCGCGGCGAGATGCCTTCCTGGCTACGCCGGGCACCGAGCAGGCGTTGGAGGTCGTGATCGGTGCGGCCAACAACCAGATTACCTACGACGCGCCGAAGATGGAATGGGCGAATTTCGAGCCCGAGAACGCGGGCATCCTGCGGGACGGCCTGCCGTTCACCTGCAACCGAAACGCGAGCGCCGTGAACGGCGCGTTGACCCTGACGTTCGCATAGGAGGTGCTCTGTGCCGATCGCGTTGGACCCCGAGGCGACGCACGAATACGTACTGGAGCGAGACCAGAAGCGACCGGACGACGAGCGTCCGACCTTCGTCTTCCGCTACATGACGAAGCGCCAGCTCCGCGAGTTCGAGCAGTGGCGAAAAGGCGGTGACGATGAGGACGTCTTCGATGCACTGGACGCGGCGATCTCGAACCGGCTGGTCGGATGGCGGAGCATGCACGACGGCAAACAGCCAGTCCCTTTCGTCGAGGGCGAAAGCCAGGCCGGCGACGTATGCACGCCGCGCGAGTTGATCGAACTCCAGAACGCGATCGTCGACGCGAACACGCTGGACACGCTGCAAAAAAAAGACTCCGGGTCGCCGTAGCCTACCAGTTCGGTGAGCCGTGCGGGTACTGCGACCCGAGCAAGTGCAAGGGCAGGCTCAACCGCTCGGTCATAGCCGAGCTGACCTGTCCGGCGTGTAACGGTCGAGGCAAGGTTAGAGGGCCGACGGGTCGCTACAGACGATGCCGGGACTGTGACGACTCGGAGCGCGGCAAGTTCCGGCTGCGGACCTGTCCGCTGAAGTTCGCGGGCGCCGAGTCGTTCCGGGTGATACGCATGGCGGAATTATATCAGAAGGGGCTGCCGGCCGTAGCGGGTGGACAATTGGACCAGGCGGCGATGTTCGTCGAGGCGTGCGAGTTCATCTGGGCGGATCAGGCACAGTGGAAGGCAGAGAAGCGGAGGAACCTGAGGCATGCTGGAATTGCGGATGAACGAGGCTGATGTGCAGCGGGTGGAGCGTCACTTGCAGGGGTTCGCCGACGGCGCGCCCAAGGTCTTGAGCCGCGCATTGAACAAGGGGGGACGGCGCGTGCGCCGACAGATCCTTCAACACCTCGCCAAGGCGATGGGGTTGCCCCAGAAGCTGGTACGGGTCTGGAAGGAAACCGCAGCGCGGCGGGCGACCTGGCGACGACTGACCTACGAGATCGGCATCTCGGCCTTCAGGCCATCCCTAGGCATCTTCGAGCCCAAGCAGACGAAGGGCGGCATCACGCGAAGGGCCGGCGGCGGCCGGCGCACGATACCCAATGCCTTCATGATCAAGGGGAAGGCATTCACGAGGTTGTCCGATGGTCGATTGGTTCCGCTACGCGGGCCGTCGCCAGCACAGGTCTTCTACGATGACGACGACTTCCGCAAGACGATACAGGAGCGCACCGCGCAAGAGGTGGGGCGAGAAATACGCACCCAGACGTTGCGTCTATACAAAACCGGCAGGTGACGAGTGGCAGTCCAAGAGTCAATCCGATTCCGCCTGATCGCCAGGGACGAAGCCAGCCGCAAGGCGCGCGGCGTCGGCAACAGCTTCCGGTCAATGGGACAGACCATCAAGGGCGTGGCGGCCGGCATGCTGGGCGCGCTGGGGATCACGGCCGCATTGGCCAAGATGAACGCGCTCATGCGCGAATCGACGGAGTTGATGGATAGGCAGATGCGGGCCGAGACCGGGATGCGACAAGGCCTGCGCCTGTTAGGCCCCGACATTCGAACGAATCTCAAGGACATGAAGGAGTTCGCTTCGTCGATCCAAAGCATGACCGAGTACGGCGACGAGGCCGTATTGGAGCTGGCTTCGCTCGGCGCTACGATGGGTCGGTTTGCGGACGACGAACTCAAGAGGGCGACCAAGGCGGCGATCGGATTCTCCAAGGCATTCGGCATCGACGCCAAGGCTTCGATGACCCTCCTGGCCAAGGCGGCGCAGGGGAACTTCAGTTCGCTGAGCCGATATGGCATCCAAGTAGATGAGACCGCGAGTCAGCAACAGAAGCTGAATGATCTGCTGAAGCGCGGGGTCGACTACTTCAACGAACTGGCTGCGGGTGCGAACGATGCGACGAAGGACATCAAGCAGGCCGAGAATGCGCTGGGAGACATCAAGGAAGAGTTGGGCGAAACGCTGATCGGTGCGCGGACATATTGGGCGTTTCTGAAACTGGCCATCGCGCAGGATATCAAGGGCTTGTTTGCTGAGAGTGCTCAGGAGTTGGCCTTCCAAGAAAAGCTTCGCGAGCAACGGCGCGAGGAGTGGGCCGAGAAATACACCAGGCCACGGGAAGAGGCTGAGGCCGAAGCGCGACGACAAGCTGAGGAACGGGCGCGGGAGGCGGCCGAGGAACGGGCGCGGGAAGCACGAGAACGAAGAACGGGGGTTGGCCTGTTTGCCACCCCCGAAGGCGGCGGTCGTTTCAAGGAACCCCCTGAGTATGCCGAGCTGCGCCGCAAGTACCGCCAAGACGCCCAGGAGCGGGAACGGGAACGGCAAGAGGACGCGCGGGCAATGGATGAATCTATTGAGCGCGAGAAAGAGGTGATCCGACTGCGCGAACAGGAAGATGCGCACCTCGCGGCCATCGCCGAACGTCGGGAAGCTGCCCAGCGCATGTTGGCCGCGCGGGCGCTGGCCGCCTACGACCAAGAACAGGCCGCGCTCGCGATGAGCGCGCCAGCGTTGTACGGCGGCTTCATGCGCCAGGGCCGACAGACGATGGCGCCGGCACAGCAGCAGGTTGAGAAGACCGCCGAGCTGATCCGGATCACGCAAGAACTCGTTCGCAAGGACGAAGAGCGCAATACGCTCTTGAAGGACGTGGTCGCCCAGTTCGACAACGTCGGCGTCGTCGTGCCGGGGGGTGCGTGATGGCGATAGATACCGTGACCGAGGGGCCGCCCCAGGCGATGATCGCGACGCAGAACTCGCTGAACACCGCCCGGATGTTCCAGATCATCGTCACTGACCCGGCCAACGATACGGCCGTGTGGTTGCGGCAACAGACACACGCGGACATCCCGACCGATGGGGCATCGTATTCGAGCGCCGAGCCCTGGCTGCGGGCCGTCGATCGACGGATCACCGGGCGTTTCCCGCTCTACATCATGACCGTCAACTACCGCACGCCCCACGCGAGCGGGACCCAGCAGCAGGCCGTCGACCCACTGGCCGAGCCACCGGACATCGCGTGGGCGACGGAACCCCGGACGGTGACGATCGACCAGGACATCTACGGCAGCCCGATCACCAACAGCGCCGGCGAGGAGTTGACGCCGCTGCCGACGCGAGAGGTGGCAGACTGTTCGCTGACGATCGGAATCAACCAAGCGACTTGGAACAACAGGGCAGTGCATCAAGGGTACATCAACCGCGTCAACGACGTGGACTGGATGGGGTATCCGGCGACCGCCGCCCGTCTGCGGATCGCCAACGCGAATCGAATTCGCTTTGGCTCGGCGGCGACGCCCGTAGCGTTCTACTGGCGCGCGACCTATCAGGTCACCTTCCGATACCTGATCGACCCGAGCGACGGCGAGGAGATCAACTGGCAACTGAGGTTTCTACAGCAGGGCTTCCGCGAGTTCGACCTGGCGACGGAAACGTACAGGCCGATCCTGAAGGACGGCAAGCGGATCACCAAGGCGTGGCCGCTCAACACCTACGGCGTAGCCCTATCCGACACGGCAGTCAGAGAGGGCACGCGGTTTTGGGGTGACGCGAAACGGTACGAGTCGGCGAACTTCCAGTCGCTCTTCGAGCCTCTGGGGATCATCGAATAGGAGATTGACATGAGTGCAGCGACGGACGCTATGAGAGATGCGATCGAGAGCGCGGTCAAGTCGATCGTTCGGGCAATGAACTTTACGGGCATCCAACTGGGCGGCACCGACGACGACGTGACGCTCGGGGACAACGATGAGATCAGGTTCGCGTATGACAGCACGCTGGGAACGCTGCGCGGTCCAACGAACAGCTCGGGTGGCACTGCGCACATGTGGACCAACTCTGCGGGTCCGTGGTCCCTGGCGCGCGACGTGTTCGTCGACAAGATCGACTTCACGTCGAGCGATTGGATCAGCGGGAACTGGACCGAGACCGACATTCAGGGCGCGAACACCGTGGCGCTCGCCGACGAGAAGGACGGTTGGATCACGTTGACCACGGCGGGCGCCGACGACGACGCGGTACAGATCGTCGAGACCAAGGGCACGATCAAGCTCGAGGCCACCAAGGACGCGCGCGTCGAGTTCCGAGTGAAGTGTGACGAGGCGACGCAGGTCGACCTGTTCGTCGGCCTGGTGGACAGCGACGCGACCAACGCGCTGACCGACGACGACCGGCTGGGCTTCCAGAAGGACGATGGGGACGTGAACTGGGACATCGTCGCCGAGAAGAACGGGGCAGAGCTGAAGGCCGATAGCAGTCAAAACATTGCGGCCGATACCGCTGATAAGCTCGGGATCTTCTGGGACAGCTCGGCGTCGACCGTCTACTTCTACATCAACGATACGCAGGTCGGCAGCACTACGACGAACATTCCGAACGACGAGGTCCTGTCGGCCGTGCTGTTGGTGCAGGCCGGCGAGGTGGCGGTCAAGGTCCTCAAGTGCGACTACCGGATGGTGAACTGCGACCGGACGTAGGACATGCCGGACAAGCTGTGGTTATCGCCGCGGATGCTGGACCGACTCCAGGTGATGTGGGAGCGGCTGAAGCTGCTGTGGCAGGAGTACGAGAGCGACAGGCCGGAGGGGGCGCGGGAGTATCCGGAAGATGAACTGTACGGGATCGTTCACGACGACGTGGGCTGCATCGACGGCAGCGGCGATTGTGATGTAGCTTCTGGCACGGGGCTAGAGGTCAACGGCGTGACTGTCGGCTGTACGGACGTGGTGGTCACGTTCGCGACACTGGACAGCGACGGGAACTGGACAGAGCTTTCGACGGACCAGCACATCGCGAAGGCCGTTTGGCTGTACGGTTCGACCACGCCGACGAATCTCTGCGACTGCGAGCCGTACTTGCATGCGGATGACCCCGTGCCGCTGAAGTACATCGGCGGGCAGTTGTGCGTGGATATGGCGTTCCAGGAAGCCGGAACGTGTGAGTATGACTGATGGTTCAATACGGCTTTCCAAGGGGCAAACTATGGCGGGGCACGAGAGGCAAGATCTGGCGCAATGAGCGCGGCGGCCTATTGCGGCGCGGATGCTGCCAGGCCGTATGCTCCTATTGCCAGACAGGGACACCGCGCGGCGTGATGGAACTGCGATGGCGGAATATAGAACAGTGCGGGTATTTCGACGCCGACTACTTTGCGACCTGGGGCGAATCGGGCTCGCGGTGTTTGATGTGGAATGAGATTCCGCCTGGCGGTTGTTATTGGGAGTATCGGATGGACGGCAGCGACGACCCGATACAGTGCTATGTTTTCCTTGGCAGCGTCATCGCTGGCAAGTGCCGTTGGGCGGCCTATGTAGCGCTGAAGACCTCGCCTGACCTTGGAGGCGCTGGATATCGTCTATTGACCTTTAACGGGACAGACCTGGCGAACTGCCCTGCGACAAATACTATGGACTGCTCGGATTCGTCAACGTGGCCGGAGCGTGGCGGGGCGAACGAACAAGTGGATTGTTTGTTGGGCAATGGCGGCAAGTTTGGTGAGTGCGAATTTGGCCTTCCGGGGGATACGTGGTCATGGTAGCCAAACTCTGCGAGCCATTCAATTGCGAACGCAAACACCCAACGCACCCACGTTGCATCCGGTTAGACGGCAAGACGCGGCTAGTAGCGAACCTCGCAGAATGTCCGCTAGGCCACTGGAAGCGCGAACCCGAACCGCGTGAACGAGTCTATGTCTCTGCGGTCAGAACGGAGACTATAAACGGATTATCGAAACCAAGGGCCGTGCGTCCGTGCAACGACCCGGACAACATGGCCCACTATCTGGAGGACTGAATCATGCCGAACAAGACAATCCTAGTAGCGATTGGAACCGTGGCGGCGGCCATCGTGGCCGCGCTCTACGGACTGGAGGTCATCGACGCGACGTTAGCCGAATGGCTGGGGGGCATGGTACTGGCGGCTACGGGCGTATCTGTGGTGGTCAAGCACAAGGCGGCCAAGACGGCGATTATCGCGCTGTGCATTTTCGGGCTGAGCGGGTGTGCGCAGTCGAGCTGGGGTCCATACGGCAGCGGCGCAAACGTCGGCGCGGCGGTCGGGACCTACATCAAGGTACGCGGCGGCCTGGAGCCCGGTCTGGAGGTCCAGACTGGTGCGGACCAGGTTGCCGACGCGAACCATGTCGAGGTGAGGATCGGCGACAAGACCTTGATCATGAAGGGCGTG